CCCCGGCTGCAGGACTGATGCTTCACACTGTCACTCTACCGCTGGTGGTGAGATCTTCTACCGCGGGTTAGCCCGAAACCCTACGGGCATACAGTCGATGTTTGGTGTAAAGCGCATGTGGATCGAGGAAGGCCAAAGTCTTTCAGAGCGCACGCTTGACGCATTAATGCCCACGATCCGGGAGGAAGGCTCCGAGATCTGGATATCCATGAACCGCGGCTCGAGCAAAGACCCGGTATCGCAAAGGTTTCTCGTGCCGTACGAGAAGGAAATCGCCAAGAATGGATACTATGAAGACGACGACCTGCTGATCATTGAGATCAACTGGCAGGATAACCCATGGTTCCCTAGCGTACTCGACCAGGAGCGACGACGAGACATATTCAGACACCATAGAGAATGCCATCATAGAGCCCGAGTGGTTCGATGCGTGCATAGATGCGCATGTGAAGCTCGGGTTCGAGCCATTGGGGCAAGTTAGAATGGCGTACGATCCGGCGGATACAGGCGACGCTAAAGCAATCGCGAAATGTCATGGCGTGGTGTATACCGATGTGCAGTCGACTGAATCGGGCAGAATAGACACGGCAACGGATTGGGCGACGACGCTGGCCACGGAGTCACAGGTTGATGCGTTTATATGGGATGCTGACGGTATTGGTGGAGGATTGAAAAGGCAGATCGCAACAGCATTCGACGGCAAGAAGACGGAGATAGCCGCGTTCAACGGGGGTGCTGGCGTGGATAGCCCTGATTCGATTTACGAAAGGCTGGATGGTGAGATAAGACATGCGAAGACGAATAAAGAGACCTTCGCCAATAAGCGCGCGCAATACTATTGGATGTTACGAGATCGTATGTTCCGGACCTGGCAAGCGGTACAGGCTCATAAGAACGGACAAGTTATCTTCGCGCAGCCGGATGAGTTGATCAGTTTCAGTTCTGATATTGAGGAGTTGCAGTCATTAAGGGCTGAGTTATGCCGGGTGCCTCGAAAGTTCGTGCCGAGTGGTAGAATACAGATTCTTTCCAAACCCGAGATGAAAAAGCTCGAGATTGATTCACCCAACATGGGCGACGCGGTTATGATGTGCCAGATGCCGGTCAAGGTAAAACGTCGACGACCGAAGAGAAACTACCCGGAGTTGAGCATTGCTTAGTGATACAGAGATCCTGACCATGGTCGAGGCCGAGGCTAACGACGCTATTGGCTATCAAGACGAGATCGGCGCCAAACGTACTACTTTGCTCGAGTACTACAACACCGAACCATTCGGTGATGAGGTCAAAGGGCGGTCACAGTTCGTTTCGTCTGATGTAGCGAACACTGTCGAATGGATGCTGCCCAGCCTACTAAGAGTATTCACCCAGGGTAGACATGTAGGCCAGTTCGAAGCCGATACGGCAGAGCAGGAGGACGAAGCCGACCAAAAGACTGAGCTCAGTAACTACGTCTTTCTGCGACAGAATGACGGCGTCTTGACGCTGCACAACATGTTCAAAGATGCCCTCTTGCAATATACCGGCGTGGTTAAGGTTTCATGGCTGGAAGAAGAGGAGGTTACCCATGAAACCTATGCGGGCCTTTCGGAAGACGAGTTCACCAAACTCAAAGCGGATAAAGAGACAAGCATAGAAGACTCGAGCTCTGTACCTACCGCTGCGGGTGAGACATTCGATGCCAAAGTCTCCAGGACGAAGACAAAAGGCAGGGTGGACTATCAGAACATACCGCCCGAAGAGTTTCTTATTTCAAGGAACGCGAGAGACTTCCGCAAACCTAGATTCATAGGCCACAGAACACCAAAGACGCGGTCCGACTTGATCGAGATGGGTTTCCCCAAAGACGTTGTGAACGCGCTCCCGAAACACGAAAACAAAAGGACTCAGGAGGGTTACTCGAGGCGCCGGGATCTGGGCGGAGAGAACGAAAACAACCCAACGACGAATAAAGCCAACGACACGATATTTCTAGGTGAGTATTACACTTACATTGATGTTGACGAAGATGGTATATCGGAGTTGTGGCAGGTCTTCGTTGCGGGCAATAAAGTCTTGGAAAAGACTCGCTTCGATCGCCATCCATTTGCCGTTGTTGTCCCTGTTCCCATGCCACACAGGGCGATTGGGTCATGCCCTGCTGAGCAGTCAGCGGACATACAATTCGTTAAATCTGTGCTGATCCGTAACGGTTTAGACAACATCTACCAGACGAATTGGAACCGTGTGGCGTATAACGACAGGGTCAATTTGGACGATCTGTTTACCCCAAGACCCGGCGGAGGTATCGAGATCTCAGGCGACGCTGATGTAGGCGGGTCGATACTGCCCATTACGACACTCCCGCAGGTGGACGGGGATTGCTCGTATCTTCGCTGAAACCGGGGTCAAGGATATATTCAGACTGACGGCCATGCTGTTGACCAAATACCAGGATACGGCCATGCAGATTCGCGTCACTGGCGAGCCGATGGAGATAGACCCCACGGGATGGCGGGAGAATTTAGACGTTCACGTCAATGTTGGATTGGGCTCAGGCGATAGAAACGAGAAAATATCCAACCTGAACTATATTCTTCAGGATCAAGCCCAGCTGATGGCGGCAGGGTCTTTGCTTACCGATCAATCGAAGGCTTATCATACCCGTGAAAGATTGGTGACTGAGATCGGCCTTAAAGATGCATCGATCTACTACAATGATCCTGAGCAGGACACCCAGACGCTTCAGGCGGAGAATGAGCAGCTTAAAGCTGTGGTTCAAGTACTGCAGGAGCAGGCGAACCCCCTTGCTGAAGCGGAGATAGTGAAGGCTCAAGGCCGGATTGCGGTAGAAGATCAGAAACAAAGGAACGATATGCGGCAGTTCATCATGAAGTTGATGCAGGAAGACGAACACTTCATGGCGCAGTTGAGGAAAGATCTGACCGAACTGGAGTTGGTGCATAATCAAGACGTGCCGGGGAGTGCGGTGTGAGTCCTGAAGACCGGTTAAGGCTTGGCGCTCAAGCCAATCAATTGCTAAATGATCCTTTGCTGGTAAAGGCGTTTGACGATGTGAAGGCGGGGATAGTAAAGCAGATTGAAGACAGCAACTTCAGGCAAACGAAAGAGCGCGAACAGGCATATCAGATGCTACGGGCGTTGTCCGCGGTCAAGGGTCAAATAGAATCACATGTGCGCACCGCGATGGGCGTGCAGGCTGATAGGAAAGAAACGGAGCGCGCTACAGTAGCGCGTGTAGTTGAACAGAAACCACGACAGGCATAGAATCGAAATGGCAGACAACCCAACGGGATCTGACGCGGAGGCAATGGCAGCATTGCTGACACCCAAGGTGGAGGAGTCGCAAGACCAACCAGAAGCCGAACCTCAAGAGGAAACGACCGATGTAGTGGTCGAGACTGAAGAGGAAGAAGTACCGGAAGAAGTAACCCCTGAAGTAGAGGGGGAAGACGTAGCATCTGAGGAGTCTGAAGAAGACCAACCAGAAGAGGTTACCGAAGAAGACTCAGAGGAAGAGCGTTTAGCAGGACTCCGTCAGGAGGACTACACGCGCAAAACCAAAGAGTTAGCGGAGCAACGCAAAGGTGTAGAGGCGCTTGCAGAGGCATTCCAAGAACGTTTGGAACAAGCCGAACTTGTGGCCCAACTCGAGAAGGAAGACCTTCAGAGTGTGGAAAACCAGGAGTTGCTTGAATTCGATCCGAAGGCTTATTACGAGAAAAAAGAACGTATAGAGGCAAAAGAAGCGCAGTTGGCCGAGATGCGAGAGGAGCGTGATTTATACGCCCAACAGCAGAAAGCAGAGCGTCTGGCTTCCGAGCAAGAATTGGTCCTCCCGGCCATCCCTCAATGGGTAGACCAGGACACCATGATGAAAGAAATACCCATGATGCAGAAGATGTGGACTGACATGGGATTTACCGCAGAAGAGCTGGATATGTACGCGGACCACAGGTTGGTGGTGATCTCCAGGAAAGCGGCGCTATACGATCAGATTATGTCGGCCAAGCCTGAGGAAAAAAAGGTAACTGAAAAGCCCAAATCTGCTCAACCTGGCACAACGACGACCAAAGAGGAGAAAGCGACGCAGCGCAGTCAAGCCGCGCGCAATCGACTCAAGGAAACCGGGAAGGATCAGGACGCATTGAGGGTTTTGCTGGAGACATAAAATGGCAATTCCTGCTAATACCGTTCTCACGTATACCGCTATCGGTAACCGTGAGGATCTGGCGGATGTAATTCACGACATCTCGCCCACAACCAGACCTTTCATGGCCAACGCGCCGACCACGCGAAGCACGGCCACGCTGCATGAATGGCAGACTGACGCCCTCGACGCTGCCGCTGCAAACATCGCGATTGAAGGTGACGACGCGACTGCAAACGCAATGACGCCGACCGTGCGAGTATCGAACCGCTTGCAGATCTCCAAGAAGGTTGTACAGGTCTCAGGCACGCAGAACGCGGTAGATTCCGCGGGTCGTGCGGAAGAAGAGGCGTACCAGGTCGTCAAGCGTGGCAAAGAACTGACGCGCGACATGGAATTCACACTTACTCGGAACTCGGCAAGTTCTGCCGGCGGCGGCACGACCGGTCGTTCTCTGGCCGGGTTGGAATCCTGGCTATCTACCAACAAAGTATCTGTGGGTACGGGAACGGCGCAAACCACGCCGGGTTTCTCCGGTGGTGACACAGCGGCGCCGACGGACTCTACGGTACTGGGTGCGTTCACAGAAACCTCGCTGAAAGCGGTGTTGAAGTCGTGTTTCGACTCAGGTGGTGATCCGACCATGATCATGGTTGGTTCTTTCAACAAGCAGACGGCCTCTGGCTTCAGTGGCCAGCGCGATACGGGCAACGCACGGGGACAGATCATCGGTGCTGCTGACTTGTACGTCAGCGATTTCGGTGAACATGCCCTGGTGCCGAACCGGTTTCAACGAGATGAGACCGCATTCGCGTTGGATTTTGACTACCTCGCAGTGTCTTACCTGCGGGATATCAATATGACGCCGCTATCAAAGACGGGCGACTCGAGCCGGTCAATGATGATCGCGGAATACACACTGGAAGTTCAGAACGAGGCCGCATCGGGCAAGGTGACGGACTGCACGACCTCTTAACGGGTTAGGGGCCTTCGGGGCCCCTTTTTTTATGAAACGATTACTGGAATTCGACCCGCTGACGAATACGAAGACGTATGTGGATTACGATCACCAGACGAAAGTCACGGCGATCTTGGAAGAGCAGGACGCAGAAGCGATTG